CCGACATATCCATATCTTCCAAAGAGAACTCAACCCGAATCTTTTTCGAGTCGACCTCACCCTTGGAAAGCAAGACAACCGTCTCCACATGTGTTGTCTGTTGAAACTTCTGTTTTTCCGTATCTCTTACGCTCTTGTTAAACCTTGCAAGCCTTGAAAAATCAAGGTTTTATAATAAGTTCAGAGTTAAAAATCTTTGCAGTTCTTTGTATATCTTGTGGGGCGGTGGCAAAATGACGGCATTGCCACCACTGAACACACCGCACGTTATTTTCATCTGCTTCATCAGTATTTTACCATGCTACAACACCGCTGACAACTCATATAAGCGTTATATGGGGCATTTCTACCCTATACCCTTATATTTTATCATTGACGGTCTTTAGGCTTTCTGACAAGGCATATAAGAATAGCAACCAACAAGACCGCCTGAATGCAACCAATCCATGCTGCTGCCATTGGCTGAATCATCCACCAATGTCTGTTGCTGATCTGCGTTGATAGTGATGTTATATTTTCCATCCACCAATTCAATCTTGCAGTCAACACGCTTTGCATCAATGCTAAAATTCTGCACCGGGTCAGCATCCTTGACCGCCTTGGGTGCTTCGTCAGTCTGTGTGACTGTATCCCCGTTATTGGGATAAACAATATATGTATTGCTTTCATGTTGTGGGGTGCTGTCCTGAATGGTGGGTTGTGATGTGTCCCCGTTTGCTACCTGATAATAGTTATTTGTGGTATTAGTTGTTGTGGTGGTATTGGTGTCTCCTGTGCTGTTCACTTTTGAATTATCAACCCGGCTGCTTGAATTGTCCGTTGTTGTGTTGGTTGTGGTGCTATTCACTGTGTCACCATTGCTGACATTGCTTGTATTGGTGCTTGAATTATCTGTATTTGTCACATTATCAGATTTTGACGGTTCAGTTTTATCATCAGGTTCTTCTTTTCCCGGTTTTGTCGGTTCAGGTGTTTCACTTGGTTCTGTTCCGGGTTCAATTTCACCCGGTTTTTCCGGGTCTGTTGGTGTTGATGGTTCAGAAGGTTCTGACGGCTCAACCGGGTCTGTTGGTTCTGTTGGGTCAGGTGTTTCCGGCTGCTTTTCTGAATAGTTCAATTTCAACAGTGCATTTTCATTTGTTGGGGTCACATCCGGGATATAAATATTTTCATCAAAATCATAGTCACATACCCAACCATTCACTTCAATATTGTCACTGCTGAACAGTTCATTGAGTTGTTCAACAGTATCTTTCAGAGTTGTCACACCTGAAACCTTTGTTGCGACATCAGCACCACCATTCACCGCACTATTTGCATATATTTTCGTGCCTATTATGGTCATATTCCCGGCATTGCTGACCCCACCGCCAAAATCATGTGCAGTGTTCCCAGTGATCTCACTGCCTGATATGGTACAGGTTGCAGCATACGAACTGTTATAAACAGCACCGCCACAACTTACTGCACCACCATTTTTTATAATGCAGTCATTGATTTCAACCTGTGCATCACCATCTATGTTAATAGCACCACCCTCAAGGGCATAACAGTTTTCAAAAGTACAGGTATTGAACACACATGAACCTGATTGAACTTTTACCGCACCGCCAACACTTCCACTGCTTGAAAGATTTTCCTTGCTTCCAAAATTTTTGAACGTGCAATTTGTAAAGGTTGTTTCATGTTGGCTTGTTATCCAAGAATATGATGATACAATCCCACCGCCGTCAAAGGTTGTGTTCATCACTTCTTCATGCGTATAGCCGAAAATGATATAACCATCTGCTGAACCTCTTTCAATCGTCAAGTGCTTGGAACTGCTGCCGATCTTAACAACATCACCCAAATCAACTACACCGTAAACAGCAATTACATCCCCATCCTGTGAATACTGCACTGCATTCTTAAAATCATACCAATCTGATACTACATGAACAGTTGGTGTTGTTTCTGCTTTTACTGCCATGCTTAACAGATTCACACATAACAGGCATACCACAAGCATACTAACCACAATCTTCTTTTTCTTCATCTTCTGAAACCTCCAAAATAATATTCCCCATGCAAAAGGGTAAAAGTATTATATCAGGGTTTCATATAACGCTTATATAAACGCTTGGTTTAATTGATTGATAACTTGTTAAGGTATTAAAAAAGCACGGTCAAATAACCGTGCTTTTTAGTCCCAATGTTCCCCGTCTTTGGGGTATAATTCCAAAATATCATAAAAAGTTGGAATATCTGCAATCTGTTTTCCATCTTTCAATGCTGTCAAAACTGCAATCTTTTCATCCAGTAGTTCGTCACTATCTAAATCAAAAAATTGTGTCATTGTAGGTGGGAAATCAACTTCTGAAAACAACTGTCTGACTTTTATGCCCTTTTCATTTTCCATATACTCTGCAAATTCTTTCTTTAATTCTTCCGGGGCATCCTCTGTCAGATGCCAGTTGTCAGGTTCAGGGACAAAATAAGGACTGTCCCAAAATGAAGGAATTGATTGTGACATATTACTTCACCCCTTTTTTATTTGCCTTAATAATATCATCTTTCAAGGCAAAACAAAAGTCCCTGATCTGCACCAAGGACTTTTGCACTGTTGGGGTTATTCATGCACCCCTTCCGTCATATTGTCTACCGCTTCATTGACTGAATCTGTCAGTTTGGTCATAAAACCGTCAATGTCATCACCGCTGTTCACGGTGTTCTGCATACCTGACATATCAACATTGATTTCAGCGGTTGTGAATCTGTTAATTGCTTCTTGTTCTGCAATATCACGCAAATACTTCAATTCTTCCTCTGATACTTCCAAAGAATCCTTGATTTTACCTGTGTTATCGTCAATACTTCCAACACCGTCACCAATGCCGGAATTTGCTATTACATCATTGAAACCATCAGCATATGATGCCGGGTCAGGTACTTCCGTTTTACCAAACAAGTCTGACAAACTGAAATTTGATACTTTATCAGCAATACCATCCCCCCATGCTGCCCCCGCATTGAAAGCATCTGATGCCCAACCGTCCTGAAACGCATCAAAGGTTGTGAAACCTTCATTGAACGCATCTGAAATACTGGTGTAGTCCTCTTTGTTTCCGGCTGCTTCACTTGCCTTGGCTGCATAGTCATCTGCTGCTGAACTGATGCCTGAATAATCAAAACTTACAAACGGCAACTTGTTCAAGGCTGCTGCTATATTTTCAATTACTGAACAGGCGGTTGATAACAGATTGTAAAACCATGACTGTACGTTGCAGATAGCATTGTGAAATGCCGTCATCATATTGGATGCAAGTGCTGCAATGGCGTTACCAATACCCAAAGCAATGTTTGCCACGGTAAGACCCAAGTTCTTGAAGAACTGAATCACCACGTTCACACCACCAGTAATCACACCGAACCCTGAATTTGCAATACCTGTCATCTTGGCTATTGCATTACATACGGCAAAAATTATTGCAATAAGTGCGATCAGCAACATAATAATCCAAACAACAGGACACGCATATAAAGCACCGTTGTACCCCATCTGTGCAGCGGTTGCTGCCATTGTCTGCCCGGTAACTGCTGCCATAACAGCAATCTTTGCCGACATTGCCAATGAATGAATCATGCTTGCTGCTGCGGATGCTATCTCAATAGCTTTTACAATACCAAGGTAGGCTGCATATACCGCCAACGCACCAATAACACCATAAATGATAGGACTAATCACTGACCAGTTATCAGCAATAAAACCGCCAACTGTTCCAATCAGGTCAAAAATGTTCAATACGATATTTGCAAGTACTGCCATTGCTTCAATCGCACCATTTACAAAAGTCTGAACCGCCTGACTGTTCGCCAAATCGTTGATTCTTTGCAATACTGGACGGAACGCAACCAAAGCACTGTTTTTCATGCTCTGCCAAACATCTGCCCACGTCATAGGTAATGTTTCAAAGGCTGCGTTTGTCTGATCTGCTGCACCAAGCATTGCTGCAATAATTATATCAGATGTAACTTGTCCCTCTGCTGCAAGGTCTTTAAGTTCTCCTTGGGTAATTCCCATATACTCAGCAATCGTTTTTGTTACCGCTGAACCGTTTTCCATAACAGAAGTAAGTTCATCACCATTCAGGCAACCTTTGGCTAACGATTGCGTCAACTGTAACATTGCTGCACTTGCTTCCTGTGTAGATGCTCCTGAAAGTTTCATCTGCTTGTTCAACTGTTCAGCAAAAACAACAATCTGTTCTGAACTGCTGAAAGCATCGCCCGCAAGATTTCCGATTTTGGCAACATTTGCAGCCATATCAGAAAATGCCCCCCTTGAATTTTGTGCAGCAGCATAAACCATGTTAGTCAATTCTTCCGTTGATTGCAGTTTATCATTCATCAGGTTTAATCTTGCTGTTGTGCTTGCAAGTTCGTCTGAAATGTTCAGTGCTTTCCCAACTGACTGAATACTGACATAGGCTGCAACTGCCCGTTTGATGGTGTTGGTCAGTTCATTTGCCTGTTGTGTACCGCTTGCAATTTCTTGATTGAAACGCCCCTGTTCATCCACATTGTCACGGATGTACCTTTCTGTGTTGCCAACCGTCTGTGACAAACGCAAATAGGCATCATTGGCAGCAGAAACATCCATGTTCTGCATTGCCTGATTCAGTGAATTTTGTTCCTGAATAGCCTGATTCAACTGCATACGCAACTGTTCCAGTTCTGCATTTGCATTGTCTGCCCCAACATTTACCGGGTTGTTCTCAATCTGCTGAATCCGCTGCTGAATTGCAGATAACCGCTGTTGCATGGTGTTCATGTCCTGAACTGCTGCATCCGGCAGTATATCCATTCCCTGTGCGGTCTGTGAAATCCTTGCCTGTGTGGTGTTCAGTGTGTTCAACATATCGTTTGCACTCTGAACTTCTTGCTGAAATCGTTCAACACCTGTTCCTGTGAACACATCCAAGTTGTCAGATTCCCACTGAATCGGTACGTTGATAGGGTCAGGGGGTGCGTTTGGTTGAATTTCAGGTCTGATTGGTTCAGGATTTTCAACCAAAGGGTCAGGAAGTATTGGGTTCACATCCACGTTTATAACCTGACCGTTTCCCCCATCCACAACAGGCGGTGCAATATCAGGTGCGTTCTGATTGCATGCTGCATTTAATTCATCAACAGCATCAGCCATCTGTTCAATTTCATTCCGTGCTACTTCAAGGTTGCCTGTATCAACATCAGCATTCATTGACTGTTCTAAATCGTACAGACTTGAAACAGCAGTATTCACGGAATTGATAATTCCATACATAACACCTGAAAAATTGTCTTGTAGTTCAATACCTGTTTGAATGGATGACATTCATTCACCTTCTTTCTAAAAATTTCTTTGCTTTATTTTTGACTTTATCTAAAAGTGTAGGCTTGGGAAGGCTTGCAATATATTCAGCCTTTACACACCGTCTTTTTATTTCCCACTCCAACACATTAAGATACATTTTTACATATGCATCAGGGGTTTCCACCTTCTGCATCTTCTGCCGTGCATATTCCAGTTGTTCATCTGTATGCCCCATAACACGCAACAGCATATTTCTTGTGACTTTATAAGCCGGGGCAGCGGTATTCAAAACCAAAATACCCTGATTAGTCAGATAAATTTCTTTATCCAATGATGTCCCCGGTAACAGGGTCAGTTCTTTGATATACCCGGCATGAACATAATGCTGATTGACACACCAAAGATTTTCATTCACAACTTCAATGTTCCCGTTCATACTGTGTCCCCCCTGTTCCAACCAATGCATCAACCTCTGTAATGATCTTCTGTAATTTGCTGATGTATGATCTTAACAACTGCTGACAGTAAATAGAATTTTTGATGTGCTTCTGATACTTTCCATTTGCTTCTTTCAGTTTCAAAAGCTGCAACTGAATCATTTCCATAAGCACTGAACTTTGTTCAATGGCTGTTTTTCTTTCAGGTGTCACCCAGTCCTTTGTAATTGTCCCGGCTGTACTCTGCTGAACAATGTTCATCAGGCGTTCAGCCTGAATTGAATACCCAAGACAAACATTTTCAAATCGTTCCTGATTATCCATGAAAAGGAAATTGTTCACCTTGACGGGTTTATTCACTGAATTTCTTTTCAAACTGTTTTCAATATGTTTCAGTTCCTTCCTGTTATGACGTACTGTTTTCATCATTTCTTGCCCCTTTCTGACCTCATATAACCGCCATATAGCAGTTATTGGTTGTCCTGTGCTGAATCGTCTGTATTATCAAATATTTCCGGGTGGCAGTCGGCAAATGCATCAATAGCATCCCGCAACAAAAACTTACGGTTATACTGACCTCTGAACGGTTTCAAATTGACTTCTTTACGTGCCACATCATAAGACTTCCGTTCAATAAATATCTTGTAAAGCATTTGATTATATGGCAGACCACGCACCTGTTGAATTTCTCTTTGCAGATTCCATTGTTGCATTTGCAATTCTGCAATCTTGTTATTGATTTTTTCCTCTGTGTCAACCATTCCAATGATTGCATTCTCCAACCCTTGCCCGGAATGTGAAGTCTGAACTTTAACGGGTGATATAGCCATAGTTGTTGAAGTTGCCCGGTCAAAAAATTCTGACCGTTTTTCATATAACTGTGTGATCTGCCTTTGTATATCACGCCCACGTTGCAAATATTGCTTTGCAATCATGTGTTTTTCTTTTTTCGTCACTCCCTTTTTCCCACCTTCCTGACAAATAAGGGTGCAGCATTACACCGCACCCTTGAAGTCTTTGATTATTTGAAAAATCCCGGATATTCCAAAGACACCTGTTCATATAATTTTCCAACCTTCATCATGCTGTCACTAAGGCAAAGTGTAATATATGGCGTTGTGTCTGATAATCTGTTGATAACTGAACCATTATAGTCAGGCTCTCCATGCAGTCCGGCACTAACAAGTAGCGGAACATTTAACGCACTTTTTACTTCTGCAAAAGTATCTTCATAGCCAATAATTGCACCCGTCCGACCAATATAATCATCCAACAGGTCAATGCATTCAGGATTATATGATGCTTCTAATGCAAGGGCACGGTCATTTTTACTTCTGAACATGGTTTCAATCATTTTCAAAGTTGAACGTGACCCCTTGATTGGTTCTAATGCAGTACGCAACACTTCAGCAGTCAACCCAGTACCGCACATTTCAATGACCTTTAATACATTGGCAACTTCCTGTGGGTCTGCCTTTTCATCATCTGTTATATTGATCTGATAGGTATTCACAAACTGCTGCACAACCTCTTTCAGTTCATTGGTCTTTTCCTGATTGATCGTATTCAGTTCTTCTCTTAATTTCTTCAACAGTTCTTCTCTGCCGTATTCTGAATATCTACGATCTGTATTTAATTTCTGAATTGCATCAGCAATTTCCTTTGTTCCTTCTCTGTGCTGATGTATGATCGTTACCACCTGTTTGGCACAAGTTTCATAAAATTTTTCTGCCATGTTTTTTCACCTCTTTCTTTTAATGACTGATAATACAACCGCCACCCAGTAAATCATTGGTTAATTCTCCCGGCTTAAACTCTGAAATATGTTTCCAAAGATTCATGCTCTGATCGTCAGACAAGATTCCCCTGAATCTTTCAATTTCTGAATCAATGTACTGTTTGATGTTTGCCTTTTCAGATAATGCCCTTGCAAAGTTATCTGCTGCATTTCTGTCAACTGGTACATCATACCCCGCATAGACTGCTGCATCTTCTTTCATTCCGGGCA